CCCTTATTTGGCGGCTAATTGCGATGGCTGAGCCAGCTCCATATCTCAACCGTCTCAACTGCTACGTTCAAGCGGTACTCGCTGGGGAGATTCCAGTCTCCAGCAACGTGATGAAAGCGGTACGCCGGCACCAAGCCGACCGAGATGATCAGCGCTTCTTCCTTGACATTGAAGCTCTCGAGTCGACGCTGGGGTTCATCGAGTCGCTTCCGTACATCCGAGGCGATCAGACTGGGGAGAACTTCGAGCTGCTCCCGTGGCAGGTGTTCGCCCTGGGGTCACTCGTCGCATGGAAGTGGGAGAAGACCAGGGCCCGCCGATTCCGCTTCGCGATCCTGGAACTCGCACGAGGACAAGGCAAGACGACGATGATGTCGGCCCTTATGACCCATCAGCTGCTACATGGGGGCGCTGGATCTCACGTCTACACCTTTGGAACAGCTGAGCGGGTCGCACTGTTGAGCTTCAATGACGTAAAGAAGACGCTCATGCAACTGGGAGAAGAAGCCGGAACCCGTATCCGTCCTCGTCGAATCATCGGAGATCAGGAGTGGATCATGGGGTATCGAGACATTCGAGAGGCTAATACGGGCTCATTCCTCGAGGCATTACCCGCAAAAGAGCAGACAGCCGATGGTCTGGACCCGTCTCTGGTGCTGTCAGACGAAGCGGCCGAGTTCCAGGGCCGCGCGTTCGATAAGATCACGACTTCAACGGTGAAACGCCAGGACGCCCTCATCGTCGCCATCACCACTCCCGGCAGCGATGACCAGGGCATCTACATGGAGCACCGAGACGTCGGTACAGCTGTCCTTGATGGCGAACACGACCAGCCCGATAGCTTCTACTACTTGGCAGGCCTTGACGAAGACGACGACATCGAGGATCGAGACCTCTGGATCAAGGCGAACCCGTCACTGGGAGCCACCTGTCAGCTCGATGATCTCGAGCTTCGATACGCCCAGGCGAAGAAAGCGGGACCGAGTGCCGTTCGGGCTTTTCGCAGGTTCCACCTGTGCCAGTGGGTGGGCTCTGCCACGTCCTGGTTATCGCTCGAAGACTGGGACGCTTGCAATGGTGGGGAGCGTCCTGATCTTCGAGGCCGTCGAGCCTGGGCCGGACTGGATCTCTCCAAGTCTCGCGATATGTCTTCGCTTGTCACGATCATCGAGGGAGACGATGACAAGCTCTGGATCCTGGGGCAGCACTGGTACCCCACCACGACGGCGGAGGAGAGAGAGGGCAGCTTTCGTATCCCTCTGCTCGAATGGGGTCGCAACGGATACCTGAACCTCTGCCCTGGTGGTGTCATCGACTACGAGGCCATCGAACAAGCTATCCGCAAGGTCCACGACGAGTATCAGCTCCAGAGCATCTGGGCGGATCCCATGTTCGCTGGCGGCATGGAACAACGCCTCGAGCGAGACGGCATTCCATTCGGAACGCTCAAGCAGTCGATCCAGTATCTGTCACCAGGAACAGTCCGAACCGAGGAACTCGTAGCCGAGCGAAGACTGCAACACGATGGTGATCCGGTGATCCGATCAGCAGTGCAAGCGGCACGCTGCTATCGGGACTGCAACCTGAACGCACGGCTCGACAAGCGAAATAGCACCTCTTTGATAGACAGTGCCATGGCCATGGTGATCGCTGTATCTGGTTGGCACACGGTGTCACCTGAGAGCACATACGAACACCAGGACTTACGTACTTTCGGCTGATGCTCGGGGATGATTTTGACGATCTTGTGGTATAATTGCGCAACAGTTCACAGGGATTCAGGAGTGCCTCGATGGGTATTCTAAGTCGATTCCTGCGTACTTCTCCTCCTCTTGAGGAGCGGGCTATGACTGTCGGACCCCAGAGCCTCAAGCTCGAGCTGCCATTCTCCGGCGAGCGGGTCACACCAAGCACGGCAACACGGAACACAGCAGTCTCTCGAGCAGTCGAGCTGATCTCGAATGACCTGGCGAAAGTACCGCGCCGACTCATGCGACGCACTGCCAATGGCGCCGAGCTAGATAACTCATCGAAGCTCTGGCGTCTTTTCGATCGCTCACCGAACGTAGATCAGTCCGGCTTTGAGTGGATGCGAATGATGACCTCGACGTATCTGCTCTATGGCAACGCTTTCGCGTACATTCAGAAGTCAGGACGCGGGGAAGTCTTGCAGCTCCTGCCGCTTGATCCCACTTCCATCTCGGCAGTAGTCGACCAGAACACCGGCACATTCCACTACGAGCACGCCGATCTCGGAATGCTCGAGCCTGAAGAAGTCCTCCACCTCGCATTCGGACAGAAAGACTCCTCTGGCGTCTTGTCCCAGTCACCAATCGACAGAGCGAGAGAGAGTCTCGGACTCGCAAAAGCACAAGAAAAAGCGGGAGCCTCGGTCTATCGGAATGCCGCGACCCCACGCATGGCGCTGCGTCATCCAGGCACGCTTTCGGACAAGGCGGCTGCGCGTCTCACTGAACAATTCAGCAGATCACACGCCGGTCCAGAATCAGCCGGCAAAGCCATTCTTCTCGAGGAAGGAATGGACGCGTCTGTCCTTCAACCTCTCGCGTTAGCGGATGCCGCCTACATTGAATCCCGCAACTTCTCGATTCAAGAGGTATCGAGAATCTACGGCGTCCCTGTTCCGCTCTTGTCTGAGCATTCCAAGTCGACTTATTCAAACGTCACGCAACTGATGAAACAATACGTCGACGCTTGCCTGTCTCACCATGCGGCCATCTGGTCTTCCGAGATCCAGTTCAAGCTGCTCTCGCCTGATCAGTTCCTGGACATTGACTTGAGCTATGTCATGCGTGGCTCGTTCGGCGACGAGATTACAGCACTCACGCAAGCGGTCGTGTCGGGAATCATGACACCCAACGAATGCAGGCACCGGCTCGGTCTGAATCCCATCGAGGGACTCGACAAAACGCAGTTGATGCCAGGCGCAACCATCAACGAGGAAGACGATGAACGAGATCCGCTCGATCCAGACAACTGAACTCCGCATGAGCGAAGACGGACGCCGGCTCTCGGGATACGCCGCAAAGTACGGCGTCGAATCTCGTGATGGCGGTCTCCCATTCACCGAGGTTATTGATCGAGGTGCTTTCGATATCTCCCTGGAAGCGGGTGATGATGTCGTCGCCTTGTTCAACCACGACGCCTCGAAGGTGCTTGGTCGACGCGACTCCGGAACCCTTCGCCTGACCAGTGACAACACTGGCCTTTTCTTTGATCTCACGCTACCGGAAACCGCAACAGGCGACGAGGTACGAACCCTCGTCCAGCGTGGAGACATCAATCAGACTTCCTTCGCTTTCGTAGTCGAAGACGACACATGGAAAAACGACAGCGGAAAGCGAACACGACACCTGCGACAAGTCGCACTCAAGGATGTCTCTCTCGTAACAGAGGCAGCCTACTTATTCAACACTGAACTCCAACTAAGAGGGAACAGCATGTCAGCCAATGGAAGCGAGCTCTACAACGAGCTGCGCAATCTCACACAGCAGGCTCAGCAGATCCTCGACAGCGAGAACCGATCAGCAGAAGACCAGCAGAAGCTGGACAAGCTTTTCTCTCGCGTCGATGAGATCGAGCTGGGCATCAAGGAAGCACGCAACACGGAAAAGCTTGACGAGATGAACGCACTTCTCGACGAGCCTGTCCGCAACATCAGCAAGCGAAGCGGATCAAAAGACGACAGCGAATACCGCGAAGCCTTCATGAGCTATCTTCGCACGGGTGACCGTCGCGAGCTTCGAGCCATGAACATCACTAATGACGGGGCAGTCGTGCCGACTGATCTCGAGCGAACCCTGATCGAGAAGCTCGACGCTCTTTCCGTTATTCGCAGCGAAGCAACCGTCTACAACTGGGATTCCAACCGCGACGTTCCAATCGAAGACGCTATCGGCGTTGCAGGCTGGACCGCTGAAGAAGGCACGATCACTCCTGCCGATTCGAGCTTCGGTACTTCCCTGGAGTTCCGAGCGTACAAGGCCACTGCTGCCGTCCGCGTCTCGAATGAGCTGATGGAAGACTCGCTGGCAGTGAACATGGAGCAGTACCTCGGTCGTGTTCTGGGTCGTCGCTTCTCCATCCTGCTCGAGGAGGCATACTGCAACGGTGACGGATCATCCAAGCCTAGCGGCTTGATCCCCAACGCCGGAACAGCTGGCACGACTCACACCTGTGCAACTGGCGAAGTCACCTTCGGGGCAGTCGACGGCGACGACATCATCGACACAGTTCACAAGCTCAGCCCTCAGTACCGAGCTGGTGCGAAATGGGTCATGACCGATTCGATGCTCAAGGCCGTTCGCCAGATTACCGACTCGAACGGTGACTACCTCTGGCGCATGCCATCAGAAGCTTCTGGTCTTCGTGACGGTATCCCAGGCACTCTGTACGGATACCCGATCGTGGTCATCGACGACGCCTACGGACCATCCGAGGCAGCTGGTGCTCGGGCCGCCATCTTCGGCGACCTGAAGAACTTCTGGATTGCGGATCGTGGCCCAGGAACGACCATGCTCCTCGATCCTTATTCCAACGCTTTGAGCGGACAGACCGATATGGTCGCCTACCGCCGAACCGACTCCCATGTTGTCCTGCCTGAGGCATTCTCAGTCCTCAAGCTCGCAGCATCCTGATCCCTGTGAACCGGGGGAGGGGGGGCGATGACCTCCTCTCCTCCCTTCCCCTGGTCAATACGATTCATGCAGTACACCACTCTGAATATCAAAGCCGTCTCCGGACCAGCATCCATCACCGCCAGCGGTCTCTCGGATGTGAAGGAGCACCTCAAGGTAAACAACACCTACGAGGACACTTTGATCCAGATGTACCTGGACTCAGCAGTTCACGCTGTGGAGTCGTATTGCCAGATCACAATCCCACAAACAACCTGGGAGCTGAAGCTTCCACACTTTCCGTGGGATTACCGCTTCATCGAACTGCCTCGAGGGCCTGTCTCCTCAGTGCTTTCGATGTACTACTTCGATACCGATGAAGTCTCTACCCTGTGGGCTTCATCAAGCTACGAAGCCTCACTCGATGAAATGCCAGCTCGCCTCTACTTGCAAGAGGGAGACAGCTGGGAGGAAACCTATCAGCGACCTGATGCGGTCAAGATCCAGTACACCGCCGGCTACTCGACCTGGGCAGCCGTGCCCCCTGAGATCCGACAGCCGATCTACTACCTTGTCGCTCACTCGTACGCATACCGTCAGCCAGTCGTCGAGGGGTCGCTCCAGACTGTCCCCTGGGCACTTCGCGCCGCCCTTCAGAGAATCCGCGAAGGCTTCAATGTATGAGGCTGGGCACACTCACAAGCAGGGTCGAACTGCGATCAACTACGTCGACGCGAGATGATGTCGGCCAGGTGAACTTCTCCTACTCCTCAGAGGGAGTGGTCTGGGCCCACATCGAACAAGCTGGCGCTTCTAACGTGACGATGGCGGAGGGCATCCAGCAGCTCGACACTTACCGGATCACCATTCCCTTCGATCCTTCCGTTGCTCCTCAGAAGGGGTGGCGAGTGTACTGGGGAGCCTCAAAGATCCTCGAGGTCGACAGCGTTATCCGAAATACTGATACACGAGACTGGGTTGAGCTTATTGCATCGGAAATGAGACCATGAGCAAGTCCATCGAAGAGTGCATCTACGAAGTCCTGAGCAGCTCGCTTCGAATCACGACAGCAGTGTCGACTCGTATCTCGCCCTCGTATCGCCCAGGGACGAGCGCTCTACCTTGTATCGTCTATGAGATCAGCAGTGTCAGCGGCGTCCCGATGCTCTCCGATGTTACGCAAGTAACTGGTGAATGCGTGGTCACGGTCTACGCTGATTCTGTCATGGGTTCTATTGACGCTGGCGATGCTGTCCTCGACGCGATGGATGGCACGACCGGCACCCTGGACTCCACGAATTACTCCTTCCGGTTTCTGTCTGTCTCGTACGACTATGAGCCCTCCGATGAGGGTGACGACTTCGGAACTTACTCACGCGAACTTGCCTTCACATTCGTGAAGGATGTCGAGGATCTTTGATTATGCCCATCACACCAGTCGGAACGACTTTCACCTATCACGCCACAGCAAACGAGGACCCGCCTCTGGGCTCTACTCTTGCGAACGTCGCTTCCATCTCCGATAGCGGCGACACTTACAACATCATGGAATACGCCGCCACCAGCGACTCGGTATCCACCAAGCTGGCAGGCAGAAAGACGCCTGGCACTATTACCGTCGAGCTTTACTACGACGGCGAGGCAGGGGCTTTTGCCGCTATTGTCGACGACCTGGACACAGGGACGGCACACTCGTTCGGCATTACATTCTCAGACGCTTCTACCTTCCATGGGAATGGAATCATCTCACAGACACCTAGTATCGAAATCGGTGAAGATGTCGTTCGATGCACCTTGGTAATCGAGAAGACTGAGGCTTGGACACTCTCCGATCCATGATTCGCGTAGAAGTCGACAAACAGGATCTTCGAAAGCTGCTTTCCACCATTGCAGACATGGATATCAAAGCGCGCCAGCGCCTTGAAAAGAAGGCCATTCGCCAAGGCTTGAACCCACTGCTCAAGTCAGTTCGGAAAAGGTGGAGGGCAGGCGGGGGTCCGACTCGTCGAGCTATTGCGAAAGCTGTCCGACTTCGTGTTGATCGCAGGCGTACCGGGGGCCCTCGAGGTCGACGGGAGTCCTTCGGTGGTGTTGCTGTGTCATACAAGAACAAGTACGGGAAAGCCCGCCTCGCTCATATGCTCGAGAACCCGAACAACGACTACAGAACAGCGGGACCCACCAGAAGCAAGAACTCTGCCGGAATCAAGCGGCAGTACCCAAACAGGAAGTACGGAAAGATGACTCCAGGGTCGAAGGTCCACAATCGCGAATTCCTTCGAATGCAGTCGGTGATTCGTCGCAACTTCCTGATCGCTGCTCAGGCGTTCCTCGCGGGGTATGACACGAAGACAATCAGAAAAGCTATACAGGGAATGACCTACTGATGTACAAGATTGCGCCGCTCACAGTTGGATTACGGGACGACATGGACTCCTACTATCAGGAGCACGATCAGGTGCCGAGCAGGGCATGGGTTCTCTCTCGGATACTGCTCGATCCGAAAACCGACAAGCCGCTGTATACCGAGGAAGAGATACGAGACCTCCCACTCTCTTCCGTCGAAGATGCGTGGTCCAAGTTCCAGGAGGCGATCGACCCGAGCCCTTTAGACTCAGCCCCACCCGAACCCTCCTCCACCGGATAGCGGTAAACCTGGGCAAGACGATCGAAGAAGTTCGGTCGATGCCCCTTCACGAGTTTCAAAGCTGGGCGGCCTACGACCGCGACGAGCTACTCCCTGACAAGCGTATCGAGATCCAGTTGGCACAGATCGCACACATCCTGGCAGCATCCAACTCGAGGAACCCGAGTAGCTATCGGGTCTCGGACTTCATGCCATCGGAGCAGGGCGCTACTACTCCAGACGACTTCTTGAGGAGGCTACGAGATGGGCGCTAGAAGTCTTGTCGGCGTGCTGGGCATGTACGCCACCATGGACACCTCGCAATTCACCGCTGCTCTGAAGTCTTCAGGGGCAAGGGCGAAGGCCTGGGCGTTCAAAGTCAAAGGCGGGATGAACTCGATTTCGGCTTCCGTAACAGAGCTGAACGCGAAGCTCGGGATCGTGGCTCAGGGTCTCAAGTTCGCACAGACTTCAATCCTTGGAGGTGCAGACGCTTTCAAGCTGTTCACGTCTCGAGGGGTCGAAGCTGACGAGGCATACGACAGCCTGGTCAAGACGCTACGGACTCTCCCGTCTGGCTTGGGAGAGATATTCGGATCGACCCATGATTGGTTCGACGAATTCTTCTGGGGTGAAACTTACGCCCAGGAACGCCGCCTGGCTGAGCTGGCGGATACCCAGAGGAAGAACGCGGAACGGCTGAACTCCGAAATCAGAGACACTCTCTCGATGCGTCAAGAGCTTCTGAAGCTCGAGCAGCAGCGGAACATAGTCGCTTCAGGTGATCCCGACGAAGCCATTCGGTACGACTATCAAAACCGCCTGAACGCTATGCGGGACGAAATGCGGGGGATTCAAAGAAGCGACCTGAGCCCCCGACGAAAGCAAGAGTTTCGCAAGCAGTTCGTAGAACAGTTGAAGCTGCTGAACCGAATCACTGACGAGCGTCTTGACGCGGCCCAGCTGGCCCGAGAAGAGGCGGAGCAGTCTCAGCGCTTGACGGATCAGATGCAACGTCAGGAAAACTACAGGAAAACAGCCCTGGAAGCGGAACGGCAGTCGCTCGAGACAGCCAAGAAGCTGACATCCTTGAGAGAGAGACTGATCAAACAGCAGACCCGAGTCGACACTGCTGGCGGCTTCCAGGGGGCCACCTACACGCTCCAGACTGCGCTCGGATCCTACAAGGTCGCGAACGAGGCACAGACCCTGGTCATCGCAAAAGCCGCGCTGCGAGAGCAGCAAGAAGAAGTCAAGGTTCTCCATGAGATCAAGAAGGAGATGATTGACGTAGTAGGAGGGATCTTGACATAGCCACACAGAACACCATCACGCAGACCCAGGTCGTGCCCGCTAACGGATTCAACTACGCGAAGCTGACTGAAACCCGTCTTTTCTTTGATGATGCCGGAGCGGACATCGTGGCTTCCACCATCGCCGCCGATTCATCCTCACCGCAAGCGGGAGACTTGTACGCTCCATCGGGGGGTTACGCTACCTATAGATGCACCTCTGTGACATACTCACAGACGGACTCGAAGACGGTGACAGCTTCCGTCGAGTACACGAACATGCCAGCGGTAGTAGGGGGGTCGTCGTCTGCACCCCAGTCCGTCGACGTGTCGCAGCCTGGATACTGCTCGATGTCGAGCACCTACTACACCGTTTTCCAGGACGCCTATAAACGAACGAACTATTTCCCTTTCGTATCTCCTGAAGAGACTGCCACCGACAAAGGGTACGTCTCCTGCATGGGTGGAAAGTCCATGGGAGAGGGAAACATGGACTCAGGCGGCAGCCCGGTGAGCTTCCCGGTACTGCACAAGGACGTAGTTGTCTCCCTTACTCGATACGTTGCAGACCATACCGCTTCGAACTATGACCCCATCGATTGGACAGCGGTACGAAATAACATCGGGACAAGGAACCTGGGCTCTACGCTTTTCCTGGGAACGTCACACGGCTCTATGCTCTTCCGAGGTGCTACAGTCGTCAGGTCCTACGAGCAGACCGGGACAGTGAACTACGAGCTTCAGTTCACCGCGTCCGCGGCTTATCACATGCAGCAGGTACCTGGAGCCTTCAACGAGGACGGCACTGTAAAGCTCGTGAAGGTAGAAGCGGACAGCTGCGGGACCGAGGTGACATATCACGCCGCTGATGTCAAGATCATTCAGCCCTTCACAGCTGTGGGCTGGTCTGGCATGATCGCCACCAATGAGCTGGCTCTGCTGAATAGCTGGGTTGAGGACAATTCGTAATGAGCATGCCACGCATCACCAAGGGGCTCGGATCTTTTACTGCTCGAGCTTTCAATCGCATGTCCAGGGCTGTCGAATCCGTCGAGCGGTCTGGTCCTACGCCTAGCACATTCAATGCTCGAGCGAAATCCCCTCAGTGGTTCTTCGCTGAGCTCACGAACCGCTCGAAATGGAACCAGTTCATCGACCAGACTGAGTACGAGAACGCCTACCATCACTTCAAGTACACCTGGATATACTCCTGGCGTCAGATCACATTCGACTACAAAGAGACACCAGCCGATCCCGCGTTCACGAGTCAGATCGAGACGCTGGCAGGTAGTTCACTTCCGACCGGTACCCTTGCTGGCACCAGGGCGGACAACACTGGTGCTTTCAACATCCGAGAGCTGAAGAACGACGGACGCACAGATGGGGAAGTTCTTGACGCACCCTACATGGGCCCCGGTATCTATCTTCCTCTCGACGGTTCAATCTATCCAGAAGCAGTCGATGCCGAGAGCGAAGGCGATCACCTTGACCAGGTGGTTCTGATGTACAGGATCCCTGCTCCGGGGACAGAGGACACCGATCCACAATACCTGTACTTTTTCGATCAAGACTTGCCTATCAAGTGTCACCCAGACACGGAGCCTTTTAGGGCTTCCACTCTGGACATTACTCTCGACCTCGGATCCCTGGCTACTCCATCCCTTGATCATTCGACTTTAGACTTTGGAGGACTCACCTGATGGCCTTGCAATTCAGAAGGGGAGCGGCCACTGGCATCTCCTCTGCAACCGTGGCGAACGGCGAGCCACTCTATGACAACACGAACCACCGCCTCTACCTGGGGCATGGTTCGACAGCTCACCTGATCGGTTCCCCCAGGGCGACCGAATGGGCACAATGTCAGAACACGCTCACGAGCGACATATGCGAATCCACCACGACAGCGATCACCTGGGATACTTCAGGCACCTTCGTCTCGGACTCTGATCTCTTTACAGTTGCCTCCGCTGGCATCACTGTAGTCAAGCTGGGGACGTATCTCCTCCAGGCACAGATCATGGGGACCGGTGCCTCTAACTCGACTTCGAAGCCCCTCGAGCTGGCCTTCACAGTCAACGGCACCGGCCGCACATTCAAGTTCTCAGCGATCCGCTCCGGCACGATCTACCAGACTACCTACATGCAGGAGATCGTCAGGCTCTCTGCTTCAGATGTCATCAGCGTCGAATCGAAGCGAGGCGGAACGATCACTGGAGACGTTGATGCCGAGGCCGGTTCCTGTCTCCTGTCAGTCCTCAGGCTGGACGCTGAATAGTGCCCCCCTATAAGAAATGTTGCGAGTGTCCATGCGTGGGTGAAAACTGCCTGCAAGGCTACGCTGCCGGTTGTAACCATCCTTGCTGCTACTGCGAGGATATCCAAGGGAAGACGACCTGCGACGATGACTACTGCAGCACCCTTTTCGCCTGTCATGTCAATCAGATGTCAGGGAGCGATTGCAGCTCGCTGACTTTTGACGTAACTATTACTTACCCCGGGAAACCGCCTTCAAGAACTGTCAGCATGTGCGGGGGTGAATTTGAGCTTCCAGACGCTGGGAAGTGTGTTCAAGTCACCAATGAGGGCTTTGGGGTTCCGCCTGGCCTGGGAGACGCTACGGTCACGACTACATGCGCCAGCAAAGTATGCGAAGAATGCACCGAACCTTTTTGGGCGAACTGCGACCGCGTAGGAGGCATATCTGAGCTTAGTTCCGGCAGAGTGTTTCCAGCTCGAGACTGGGAGACCGAGACAACAGACCTGTGGCCTCCAGTCGGGGGGCAGAAGGTACTGACTGCCTCATATGTCGGCGGCTGTATGTGGAGGGGTGTAGGCTATCTGGATACGACTGGCAGCCGGATCTACTTACATTGTGACGGGGGACGCTATATAGACTGTGGCGACCCGCTTGTCGAATCTACGACTGCCTGTAATTGTCCCCCGAGCGCTTGCCATGATCCAGACCATGAGCTATTCGAAGCCTGTGAGAACTCAAACCAATGTAATGAGTGGCCCACAGAAGAGATGCCTCTACAACCAGGGGTCTACCGCTGGGTCACCAACTGCTACGATAATCCACAGCCGTACATCTGGACCCTCGGATGTAGCTACAACGCCGATACCGGCGGATACAACTGTCAAAACGTCGGAGAAGACTATGTTCCAGGCGTCCCGTATGTCTGGCGATGCGATTATGTAAAGCACACAGTGCCCATCCGCTGGAAGGCCACCTACACCCTTTGGTATGACGTTGGAGACCCTTGTGAGAAGGGATACGACAGCTGGAAACAGAAGATTGAATTTGAGCCAGTGCCAGACTATGGCCAGGCAGACCCTAGCATCCCAAGCGATCATTTCGGTGGCTGGGCACCCATACTACAAGGGAGCCTACTTTCAACTCCAGAGGGAAAATGTTACGCAGGGACATGCTGTGAAGTAGATTGTGAGGATGAAGGCGTAGAAGACAAGGATCTATTGCCTTTCAATCAGATGCACTATTCAGGCTACGAAGTTTGTAGTGCCGAGTGCCTGAATACCACCTACGAATGCAGCACCTGTTTTGAGGAGGGACCGGGAGACTGTGAACCTTGCGGGTATTCTGATCCTCTGATCAAGGCACTGGGGGGCAACACTATCGAGGGGCTAACTTGTCCGCTTCCTCTGGTTTGGCCGGGATGCGAAGGGACAACATCTGACAGTACTTTCGTCTGGCAATACTGGTACAATTCCACAGCTCCTCAAGCCTTTGTTGTGGACAGTGGAGCGGGCCAGCTGCAACCACCGTGCAGTGTCACATGCCCTACCCTCGATTATCTCCAAACCGAATGGGGATGGTATGCCGGAAACTTTGAGTGGGTTGGATTCAAAGTGGAGATCACCTGATGCAGACCAAGCAGTCGAACATACCACTCCCGATGGCGAGCGCTCCATGCATCCATGCAGCTCCGCTCCCTGGTGAACTCGATCGCGTCATGTGTGTCCTGGGAGTCGAGGAGAATCCCACTCGAGACCACTGCCGCGGGAAGTGTCCTCTACAAGTCTCGGTAGGGCGATACCTGGACATGCAGACCAGCGCCAAGGAGAACCGCCTGGCATACCGTCAGCTGGTTCACAAGGAAGCCCAGCGGCTCACAGCCAGCAAGAAGAAGGGCCTCGGAGACTGGGTTGAGTCGGCCATCGACGCTCTCACCTTTGGACGTGCTAAGGAGCTGATGGAGAAGCGGGAACAGAAGACTGGCAAGCCATGCGGCTGCAAGAAGCGGAAGGACGCTCTCAACAAGCTCGGCGGGAAAGTCGGCTTCCAGGCACCAGCCACAGGGGGAACTGAGGAGCCTGTTGACGCGTCCTGACGGCACGACAGTCCGCTTGGACTATAAAGACATGGCAAAGATCACAGCGGCTCTACTGGCCGCTCTGGCTGTCCTAGTAGCCTCCTGGTCTTCCACGAATATCAGCGTTGCAAGACTCGAAGAAAAGGTCGACGCCCTGGAGAGCCGGATCGCCGTGCTCGAGCTGACCATCAGAGCCAATGCCTGGAGTCTTTCGCAATGAGAATATGCCTCTTTTCTCTGCTACTTCTCAGCGGCTGCGAAACAAGCCGCACCCTTTCCGGAGCGCTGGGTCACCCGGTCTCCAGTTCGAACTCGCTCATCGAGCATACTCAGAGTCTCGGGTTAGCTTGGCCTCTGCAGGTTGCCGGGCTGGCGACCATGCTGACAGGGCTTGCCTTGTTTGTC